CAAATATTTCATCACTCTCAACTCCCAAGAAGAACGGTAAATAATATTACTTGCGTTCCCTTTGTACTTTGAAGTGTTTTTAGGGGTAAATGTTCCTCGATATGACATAAATATATCTAGTTAACTATAGGACAAAAAATGGCATTTTTTTCATTAACAGACATATCTTTTAATACAAATAGAGGCATTCGTAAAGGATTGTCTGGTCCACTTGAAAAATTAGACTCGTCAAAATACGAATCTAACACATTCAGATATCCATCAGATTTAGGTAATTACGACAAAGGTCATTATATGGTTATCCATATTAATGAACAAAGAGAAACACAATTCAAAGGTGAAACTGTAGCTGGTGTTTTACCAACAGTGCTTCAAAATAGAAACAGTTTAGCTACAACAAAAGGATCAACAAATCTTGGTGGAAACATTAGTACAATTGTTGGTGTAGCTTCTGATCTTTTAAACAAGATTGAACAAACTGGATTGTCTAAAACAGTTGATAATTTTATATCTGGTGGTGTTAAAGCTGGTATTAGTAATGTTTTTGGTGGAGGTAATTCAGGCAGTAATGCATTCTCACAATTTCTAAGTGGTGCATTGAATGGTGCATCACAATCAGTTAAATCTGCTTTTGCTGGAATATCAGACAGTTCTTTTACAAGAACAATTCGAAGAACAACTGATACAATAGCACTTTATATGCCAGATACTTTGATATTCACATATAATCAACATTACGATACACCAAAACCAGGCGGTGATGTAATGAGTATAGCTGGTGGTTTAGCTGCTGGCGCAGCTGCTATTGATGCTTATAAAAGTAGTGATAATCCTAATGCTCAAGGAGCTCAAGGTGTAAAAAATCTTGCACCATTTGCAGCAGCTGCTTTAGCTAAAAGTTCAGGTGATTTGGGTAAAGTTTTATTTGCAGCCGGTACAGGTCTTGCTATGAACCCAATGATGGAAATGATTTATAGTGCGCCTGCATTTAGAAATTTTAGATTTGACTTTATGTTTTATCCTAGAGATGAAAAAGAAGCTGTTGAAGTGCAAAATATATTACAAAGACTTACGTTTCATCAAGCACCAGAAATTAAATCTGGTTCAGGTGGATTCTTTTTGGTACCACCATCGGAATTCGATATTCAATTTTATTACAATGGACAGGTGAATCCAAATATACCATCAATCACTACTTGTGTATTAAAAATGATTGATGTTGATTACGCAGCTGTTGGTCAATGGGCTGCATATGAGACTCCTTCAGAATTAACACCAAAATTAGGACGTACAGGTATGCCAGTTGGTATAAGACTATCTTTAGAATTTGAAGAAACGGAAATTCAAACTAAAGATTCTTATACTAGATCCAATAGAAGTAGTTTAATAGGAATGTAAGATGGCACGATTTTTTAGATATTTCCCAAAAACACTATATTATCCTAAACTAGACTCAAAGAGTTTAGATACTATAACAAATATTTTAACTAGATTTAAATTTGAAAATTCATTCAAAGAGAATTCTGTTACTTACTATGAGTATGATATAAAAGATAGTGATACTCCAGAAATTATAGCATCAAAATTTTATGATTCACCCGAAAAACATTGGGCTGTTTTATTGATAAATGATATTATTGATCCACAATGGGACTGGCCAATGGATCAAGGAACAATGATTAAATTCATTGAGTCTAAATATTCAGCTAATGCAACTGTGGGAGAAACCGGAGTTTATTGGTCTAAAAATAATATAAAAAATTATTTTATAATTCAAACAAGAACACTCTCAAGTGGTAGTATTACAATTGACAAAACAGAAACAGATGCTAACACATATGCCAATACGTCAACATATACAACAACATTAAATTTGTCTGACGGTAATAATCTTAATATTGTATTGACAAAAGAAACAAGAAGTTATTATGATTTTGAAATTGATACTAACGACAGTAAAAGAACTATCAAATTATTAAAACCAGAATTCGTATATCCTTTAGATCAAGAAATAAAACGATTGTCTTCTGGAACAAGCGCTAATTAAATATGGCATTCAGTATTGCACAAACAACTGAGTTTGCGTTAAACGAGCTCACGATAGTAACCAAAGGTGGTAAACTAGACATTAAAGGTTTATTTCAAGAACTGAACATATTTGATTCTGTTCTACAGCCTTGCATTTCTGGTAATATTTTAATTACTGATGCTATTGGTTTATCAAGTAAGTTGTTCTTTGATGGCAGTGAATTTATACAAATGGATATTGGTAAAGATGCTGATGAGTTGAGGTTTAAAAAATCTTTCAGAATCTTTAAACAATCAGAAAGAAAAAATATTAATCAAACCAGTGAGATGTATATTTTGCATTTTGTATCTGATGAATATATTTTATCTTCACAACAAACATTAAATCAACATTATACCGGAACATATACAGAAATTGCAGTTAAGATATTGCAAGACAAATTGAAAGTTCCATATAATGCATTCTCAAGTGCTTTTTATAATTACTCATACGGCATAAAAGAATTTGTTGTTCCAAATTTAGCACCTTTAGAAGCTATTGAATGGATGTCAAAAAGAGCAACAAATGAAAAATATGTTCCAGATTTCTTATTTTTTCAAAATAAAAACGGATTTAACTTTTGTTCAATTTCAACTTTAGCAGAAGCTGATGAAATCTTTTCTGTGAATTTTGATCCTAAAAATATATCTGATTCTATTGCTGATGAGTTAACAGGTGCAAGAGATGTTAGGATTATTTCACAATATGATTTGATTGATTCTACACAATCTGGTGTTTCTGCTGGTCAATTTATTGGTTTTGATCCTATTTGCAGAAAAGTAGAAAGTAAAAACTTTTCATTCTCAGATATACAAGACAAAATTAAACATGGTAATGATACACCAAATTTGCCAGGTGGTGTTTTAAATAGAAACAATCAATTGTCATATGAAGCTTATGGGTCTAGAAAGACTGTATATAACTTTAGTGAGGGTCAAAAATATAGTGAATATATAAAGAAGAATGATCCGCAATCAATTAATACTTTAGAAGACACACACAATTTTGTCTTTCAAAGGAAAGCTATTTTAACGAATTTATTACAACAAAGAGTTCGTATAGTTTTACCTGGAAATTTTGCAGTAAGTTCTGGTTTTAGTTTGTTTCTAAAAATACCAACTCGAGCTGTTTATGATAGTGGTGGATATTGTTCTGGTGGAGATAACTATGATAGAACATTGTATGGTAAATATATTATTATTGGTACAAGACATATTATAAAATATGATAAACATGAAACTATCGTTGAAGTCGCAAGAGACTCAAGTGATAAACCATACACACCTTCAACTAGTTCAGAATTTAAAGAATCATCAATAGATTATGGGGAATATTTTTAAATGAGTAAAGATTTTGCAGGCCTAAATGGCTTTATTTGGTGGATGGGTGTTGTTGAAGATAGACAAGATCCTTTAAAATTAGGAAGATGTAGGGTTAGAATTGTTGGTTGGCATTCACCAAATAAGAGTGAATTACCAACTAAGAGTTTACCATGGGCTCAACAAATGACGCCTTTAAACAATACTAATCCATATGCTCCTAAAGAAGGTGATATGGTAATTGGATTTTTTATTGATGGTGATAACGCACAAGAACCAGTTATGATGGGTGTTTTACCTGGCATTCCTTTGACTGCAGCTAATCCGCAACAAGGTTTTAATGATCCAAGAAGCGCAGCACAATTAAAAAATGCGCCTGTTAAACCAGGAGAAACTGCAACAAACTATCCTAGAGTTTTGGATGAACCGACAACATCAAGACTTGCAAGAAATGATACTGACAGTATTAACAAAACGATTGTTGAAACTAAAAAGAAAAATAAAGTTGGACCGTTTGAATTAGATACAACTTACGCTACAAAGTATCCATACAATAACGTGTATGAATCTGAATCTGGCCATGTGATGGAATTTGATGATACTCCTAAAAAAGAAAGAGTACATTTATATCACAGAGAAGGTAGTTATATTGAATTGCAGGCAGATGGTTCTGGTGCATTTAAAATTGTAAAAAACAAGAACGACACTATTGGTGGTAATTATAGTTTGTATGTTAAAGGCAATATGAAAGTCATTGTCGATGGCAATATTAGTTTTGAATCCAATAAGAACATTTCATTTAAAGCGGCTGACTCGTTTAGTGTTAGCGCTTCAAGTATTAGTTTAAATGCTAGTCAAACATTCTCAGCTAAAGGAACATCAGCTTCATTAACTGGCCAGGTTTCTACTTCTTTAGGTGGTATGTTATCTCAAACTAAAGTTAGTGGATTAATGACAACAATTAGCGGCAAAGCAATAACGTCAGTAAGTGGGACAGGTGTATTAAATATGAGTGGTGGTATTACAAACATTAATGGCGCCATGATTAATTTGATTGGTGTTCCAATTGGTGGCGATGTTGGTGCCGATATAGATGTTGCAGATGCAGCTACAGATGCGGTTGATATTGAGTTTAGTGATGATATGTTTGGTGGACTAGATGATATTACTGCTGATTTTGGTGGTATAGACATAGATCCAGGTGCCTTAACTGACCAATTAAGTGATGTTGCAACAAACGTATCTGATGCAGTAAGTTCAAGTTTGGATACAATATCAAATAATTTAGACAATTTTGATGTAGACTTTGATGAATTTGGAGACCTTGATGCCGCAATAGCTGCAAATCAAGACTTAGTTGGTAACATTGTTGACAATGCAGCTGCAGCCGCTGAAAGCATGATTGACAATGTGAAAGAACAGCTGGGTAGTATTTCGGATAATATTTCAGAAAAACTACAAGGATCTGTAGATAGTATAACTGGTCCACTTAAAGAAAATCTATCTAGCTTAGAAGGTAATTTTGATGTGTTATCTAGTGATACAAGCTCACTAAAAGAAAAACTGGCAGCCGCTCAAAGTATTGTTTCAACCGGTACTGAATTGGTACAAAAAGCACAAGACATACCAGCACAAGCTGCAGCTACTGTTACTGGATTAATAAAAACAACAACAGATGATGTTTCTGGAAGAATAAGTGGTAGCGTAAAGAACACAGAAATTGTTCAAACAATAAAAGATAATTTATCGACTACATATGATAGCTATGTCGATTTAATTAAAGAGAATGCAGATTCATTAACTGATAATTTAGGTAAAAACGCAAACAAAGTTGCTGATGAATGGGTGTTTCAAAACAAAGATGATGTTATAGATAAAGTTGCTGGTTCAGCTCTTGAGGTTAGACTCAATGGTGGTAGTTTAGATGATGTTAAAGCAACAATTGCAGATGGAATACAAACTTCTTGGAGAGACTATTATGCAGCAAATCAATCAAAAGTTGCTCCATTAACAAACAGAGCAATTCAAGATTCTGGTGAATTAACAGGAAATATAGGAGGAGGAGTATGAGACCAATAGCTTGTTTGGGTGATGTTAATTGGGGTGGTGGAGTTCATGGATTTCCACATCCAAATATTATTGCAAATGGTAGACCAGCTTTAATAACTGGTTCAATGTCAAGTCCACATCCACACGGACCATTCTTTTTTCCTGGTTTTGTTTTACCAGCACCAACAACAGTATTTTTTAATGGGTGTCCAGTAGTTCACATGGGTGATATTGAAACTTGTGGCCACGCAATTGTTACCGGTTCATTTACAACATTAGCATTGTGAGATAATTATGACAAGACTTATAGACAATTTAGGATTAAATTTTAGTAACGAAAAATTCAACGAAGCTTTAGATCCATATGGTAATTTGAATAAGAGTTTAATTAAAACTCCTTCGCCATACAAAAAATGGCAATTTGATGCTGTTGCTAATGATGACATTAATGGATATTTTAAAAATCCAATGTTAGAAATTTCACAAGAAATTAGAAATGCAGCTAACACAATGTATACTGCTTCACAAACAGTTCCTTCACTATCTGCTATAACAACTGCATCTGGTAATTTAGCTGGTTTTGATACAACGACTGGAGTTCCCCCCGACCCAGTCATCACTACACACACTAAAGGAATTATTGAGTTTTTTATACCACACACGAATAACATTTCTGGTGTGACTGCTTCTACAAGTTCTTCTTTCCCAGACTTTAATAGCGGTATGGCAATTGGTGAATACATGATGCAACTGACAAATCGATATGATGGTGTTGAAGATGCTTCAGCTGCGTTAGGCGCTTTCACAAGTTTGTTTATTGGTGATGAATTGAGTGTTTTAGTGATTAAAATCAATGATGGTGCTGGAAAAGTTGCAAGTAGTATTATTGTAGATTTGACTGATCCTTCTTTACCAATATACTCTACGAATTTGTCAGCTGGTTTGATTACTACAATTACAAATGATATTACAGAATGTTACAATCTAATCAATGATAGATACAATCACGACATAAATTTCTTCAGAAATTCTATTTCTACAATGACTAAATTTAATCAAATTTCAAAATTTAACTCATTGTCTAAAGTTTCTTTACATCTAATAGATAAGCTTGTTGGCACAGATAAACTCAAAAACAACTTATAAATAGAATATGGCAACAACAAATACAAACATTTCGAGAGAATATAGGGACTTAGACTTATCGTTTAAAGTGCATCCCATTAAAAAAGATATCAATCAGCATATTGGTGAATATGCTGTTATAAACTCTATAAAAAATCTGATGTTGTTAGGTCATTATGAGAAACCATTCAGGCCAGACATTGGCAGCAATCTCAGACGATTGTTATTTGAGCCTATGGACAATGTAACTTCTGCAACTCTGGAAAGAGAAATAGAAACAGTTGTTGGTAACTTTGAACCACGGGTTTCAATTTCAAAAATACAACTAATACCAGATTTTGATCACAATGGTTATAGTGTAAATCTTGAATTCTACATAGTTAACAGAACAGATCCAGTAACAATTAAATTTTTCCTTGAACGGGCAAGATAATGGCAACAAACCGTTTAGAAATTGCTGAATTAGACTTTGATTCAATCAAACAAAATCTAAAGTCTTTTTTAAAGCAACAATCACAATTTTCAGACTACGATTTTGAAGGGTCTGGCTTTAGTGTACTATTAGACATATTGGCGTACAATACGCATTACAACGCATACTATTTAAACATGGTAGCTAATGAATCGTTTTTAGATTCTGCTATTTTAAGAGATTCAGTTGTATCACATGCAAAGACATTGGGTTATACACCATACTCTATAACATCACCTAGAATTACTTGTAATGTTGTACTCGATAGTGGTTCAACCGTATCAGACAGCATTACGATGCCAAGAGGATTTTCTTTTTCCTCAAATCAAATTGATA